ATACGTCACGCCAGAGCCGCACGTCGTGACGGTCTTGTTGGTGGTCTGAACCGTGGTCTGCCCGAGAGCCGCAACTGGCGCGCAGATAAGCGCGGAGGCCGCTAACAGCGAAATAATATGCTTCATGACCCTACCTCGAAACCACGCCGCTCTGAGCGATCACCGCCGAAAGGGAGCCCGTCCCCGTCTCACTGTTCAGCAGGACGCGAACCCATAGCGGTGAGTTGGTGAATGAACTGCCGAACGTGCCCGTCGAGCCTACGACGTTCGGATCTGGGGCGTCGGTCCAGTTGACCAAGTAGGGCAGAACCGGATTGGTTGGGCTGTTCGGGTCCTGCATGGTCTGCTGGACCGTGTAGTTGACCGTGCCCGAAACCGTGACCTGGATTGTCGCGGTCGGATTGGCCCATTCGTCAAGGCGGACCCACCTAGACGACGCGACCCCGTTCGTTCCTATCGTGATCGCACCAGACGCCGCGCTCGAAATGCTGGCCGCGGTGACGGTCGAGAAATCAAGCGCGCTATGCACGGTCGTAGCCGACGCCGCCGCCGTCAGAACCTCGGTCTGAGTAGATCCGTTCGCATCGGTCCCAACCAGCGTGAACGTCTTGCCGCTCTCGCTGGCGGCCTGAGTGAACAGCACGCGGCGGGGGGTATCGAGCACGCCCGCGGTCGATCCGTTGTTCGCGGACGCTGTGGCGAGGGGTCCAACGGTTACGGTCGTGGCGCGCATCTGAAATTACCTCGGCCCTCAAAACAAACGGGGGCCTGACAAGTCAGAACCCCCGCCCACCGCCAATTTACGCAGGCGGGTAAACCTTAGCCCATTCCGGCCTGAACCTTGTGGCCCGCAGGCGGAGAACCGGCGTGAGCTGACGAGAACGGATTGGACGTGGCCGAACCGCCGGACTTCCGCGGCTTGCGGTCGGCGCGCGAACTCTCGTGCTCACCCTCGACCTTTCCGCCCTCCTTCTTGGCCTCGACCTTGCCGCCCATGCACTTCTCGCACTTGCAGCCGGACTTGTGGACCTCACCGCCATGCTTGCGCGCGGTTCGGCCACCAGCCTTGCGCTCGCTGGCCTCGTTCTCGATCTTGGTCGCGTTGTCGCGGCGTTCCGGCTTGGAATCGAGGTCTTCCTTGGCCTCGTTCGTTCCACCAGTCTCGCGGTGCTTTCTACCCTTCATGGCGTGTTTCCTTAACCAGAATACTGAACGGCGCCGTAGAGGCCCACGTCGGAGGTGGTGTTGTATGGCATGGGGGTCTGCCGGAAGATGATGCGGTTGGCGTTCGTGCTGGAGGCCGCCACAAACGTCCCACGCACGTCGCCAGTGGTCGCGGTCGGCACGGTCTGCACCGAGGCCAGATAGCCCGTGTTCGCCGTGATCACAGCTGGCGACAAACTAGCCGAATAGTTGATCAGCACGTCACCGAAGAAATCCGACCGGATCGGGAAGCCGAACACGTCCACCGTATCGACCGAATAGTTGATCGCATCTGTCGCGCTGGGCGTGACGGATTTGATGTACTTGAACGCCTTCTTGCCGAGCGTCTGGGTGCTCGCCGTCGATGCGATGGTTTCGCTCATCGGGTAGCCGTAGATGTCATATCCGCGAACCGTGAAGGTGACGGTTCCGGAGGCGCTACCCGCCGCAGTGATCGCCACGCAGCGACCGAGCAGGGCTTGCGGGTTCCACAGGCAGTTGCCGCCAGGAACGCCAGCCGTAGACTGTGGGCCGAACCCGATCACGCAGGTATTGGGGCCTTGGGTCTGAAGCGTGATCGTGCCGCTCGCGACAGTGGTCGTGGATACGCTGAGCAGATAGGTGCCAGCCCCGCCAGTGCCGGTAATGAAGCCGATCACGCTGGCGCCGACGACGGTCGTGCCCACAAGCGCGCCAGCCGCCGTCAGGATCACCGCGCCGATGGAAATCGTGGGCGCCGTATTGGCGGTCACCGTCATGATGTTGCCAGCGACCGAAGCCGTGACGGAAGTGTAGGTGTCCAAGCCGACGAAGCCCGCGCCGCCATTCGTATCGGCCACGCCCGTCAACGCATTGGTCACGCTCGCGACGATGGACACACCCGTCGTCGTGCTGGCGGCGGACACCAAGGTCATCGCCGTCGCGGAAACCACGTTCGCCGCAGCCGCGACCGCAGCAACCGTCTTGGTGTACGGGACGGAGTTCACCGTCATGATGTTGCTGGACCCGAGCCATGACGCCATCACGCGCCCAGCGCCCATGCCCGGCTTGTAGGTGAACGGCAGGCGCGTATCGAGGATGCCCGCGCCGCCGAAGAACGCGGACGGACCAGCCTGCGGATTATCCGGCGAGGCGTTCGGCGTGTTGCCGTAGCCGATGACGGGGCCGGAAAGGGCGGTTGCGGTCATGTCAGGTGACTTCCTTTAGAAGGACGGGCTTGGAGGCGCCTGAATGGTGGTCGAGGTACTTCTTGGCCTTCAGCAGCAAATCACCATCGTCGCAGAACTTGCCTAGACCAGTGTTGCAGGCCACGCACAGGAGGGCGCGGACTTGTCCAGTTGCGTGATTGTGGTCAACAGCAAGGGCCTTGAGTTTGCCGTTCCGCGTAGCCGTTTCAGGCTTTTCGCAGATGGCGCACTTGTTGCCCTGAGCGGCGGCCATGTCGGCGTAGTCGGAAAGGGTAATGCCGAACTTTGAGCGCAGATGGGAATCCTTCCAGTCCATGGGATAGGCGCCCCGATGATCGCGCAGATAGTCGGCGCGCTCTCCCTCATCGTCGTGGTCATATTTGACCATTAGTGAGTTCATCATGCCGAGATTTTCAGCCCGCAGGTTGAGTTGGTCGCCATCCGCAAAAGTCATGCGGGAATGCGGCCATTCCCCATGAATGAACAGCCACGCTACACGCGCAGCGGGGATGGATTGTCCCCACAGGGACACGTAGCGATATCCCTTGGGATTTCCGTCCTTGTCTTTTTGCGTGAACTTCGTGGTTCCCGCCTCTAGGCCGATCACAACCTTTCTGGCGGTCTTTCGCTTCCACCAGAATTTCCCAGTTTCCGGATCATACGAGATGATCTCTTCGACCCGATCAAGGGTGATGGTTTCTTCATACGACATAGCTTCCTCCGCTTCCAAGTTGGAAGCTGGAGTATAACCCAACCTATAACTTTTCTGCAAGAGTTGCATATCTATTATTCACGTTTTTCCTAGTTCGGTTCTTGGTTAGTGTTAAGAGGTAGGAAAGTTACCAAAAGCCGCACGGGGGTTAAAGTGCGAGAAACTCCACCGCTCATATCCCTTCACGAGGAGCGAGTCGGTGGTGAAGTCCACTTGCATGTCGGTTTCAAAGGGAACCCGCGACATGTAGCTCAACCCGTCGATATTGGTCAGCATGAACCACGCGAAGGCCGAGGTCAGGAAGTCCATGACCATGTAGCCCTCGGGCACGCCACCAGCGGTCGAGAGGATCGCGTTCACATCGTTGTCCGCGGTTCCGGGGCGCAGTTCCGTCTTGGTCAGGCGGATGGCGATGGGCTCAAGTTGCGGGGGCACGATCAGTTTGCGGCCACGGGCGAAAAGCTTCAGTCCCGCTTGGTCGCGGAAGTTCGTGCGGATGTTGATCATGGACGAGAGCAGCGTGCTCTCGTTCAGGTCCTGCTGCACGGCCGGCGTGTTCGCGAACGTGGCGCCGTCAATGGGGTGCGCGGTCGAGAACAGGGCCACGCCGTCGCCGCCGATTGAGGCGTTGTAGGTCGTGCCCGTGTTGAAGACGTTGGCGGCATAGATTTCCTTGGTCTGGTGGAAGCTTTCCGTCAGGCCGAGGTTAGACGGGTGGAACTGCGTCTTGTAGAGGTTGTCGTCAATCGCCTTGCGGGTCATCGCGTAGCCGAGCGCGATTTCGAGGTGTTCCTGGTTGTAGACGAACCGCTCGCCCGCGCTGTTATCGAAGGACGTTTGACCCCCCTCCGTCTTCAGTTGCGCGAGGCCGAGGAAGCGCATTTCAGCCGTGCGCTCCAGAGCCATCTTGGAATCGCGCTTGGTGAAGACGCGATCATATTGACTCGGAATCTGTTCGTACTTCCCGG